AGAACGAGCTTCTTGCAGCTGGCAAGGTAACGATCAAGGAGAATAACCTTGACCTGACTGTTGATTATGGCGTTCCTCAGGCGCAGACTCAGTTTGAGCTTGACTTGGCTGATGACGCTGATATTCCTGCACAGTTGCAGGATATTGTGGATGCCGCTCGTTCCGCAGGAGTCATTCTGACAGGCTTTGTGACTTCCCGCAAGGTTATCACCAAAATGCGGAAGAACGAGGCGATTCAGAAGGCGATCAACGGTACCTATGGCGCAGGCGCACTCGTAAGAGAAACCGCCCTGCGGGAGTACCTCAATGAGGAGTACGGTCTTGGTACGATCATCACCAATGACCTGACCTATGGTGCAGAGGCAGTGATCGGAGCTGATGGGCGTCCGGTCGTAAAATCTGAAAGATTCTTCCCTGAGGATAAAGTAACATTCTTTGCCACTATGGTAGGAGGAAGGATCGGTAGCGGTCTTTGGGGCGATCCGCCGGAAAGCGATGTCGCAAGTTTTGGGCTGAATGTGGCAGTATCCGAGGCATCTCCGTTCGTATACGTTTCTCAGTATGTGACTGATGATCCTGTGGTTCTGTGGACAAAGGCTTCTACCTTGTTCATGCCCGTACTTTATAACCCGAACAGCCTGTGGATTGCCACAGTTAAGGCTGAGGAGAATCCTGCGGGCTAATTGATGCGTATTGAGCAGGTGCAGGAATACTTCCTACACCTGCTTTTTGTTTAATGGAGGATTTTATGCTGACAGAAATTTGTCTATACCTGAAAAACTGGTTCGACAGTAATCAAGGGAAATTCTATGGAATGTTCCGAATTGAAGATGGAAAGATCATTTCCTTGAATGATGGAGATATGGGCATTCAGGAAGGGCAGTATTTCCGCATCATAGGGAGCGTGTTTAATGACGGAGTGTGGACCACAAGTGATACCTTGCAGGATGAGGCTTTTGAAGGTGCAGTATGGCTGATGGCAGTTCCAAAGGACGTTCGACAGCTTGCGACAGAGATTGAAGCATGGCAGGAAAAATATGGTGGTGTTGACTCGGTAAACATGTCCCCATATCAGAGTGAGAGCTTTAATTCATACAGTTACAGCAAGGGCGCAGGAGGTTCAGGCGACGAATCCTCGTCAGTTCCTACTTGGAAAACGATCTATGCCGACAGACTCAGGAGGTACAAGAAGCTATGAGTTTACTTGATGAGGCGATGGAATCATTCGTCATCATGAACAAAATATCGGTTCCTGATGGGTACGGCGGCAGGAAGGTTACTTGGACTGAGGGCGCAGAGATCAAAGGCGCACTGGTGTTCGATTCTTCTATGCAGGCGCGAATTGCTATGGCGCAGGGAGTCACTTCTGTATACACACTCGTAACAAAGAAGTCGCTGATGTTAGATTATCATGACGTTCTGAAACGGGTATCCGATGGGAAAATCCTTAGAGTTACATCTGATGGCGATGATCTGAAAACACCGAGTTCGGCTTCCCTTGACATGAGAAACGTGACATGCGAAGAATGGAAGTTGGAGGTATGATATGGATAAAGCTCAGGCACTTGATAGGTTTTGGAACGGTTTTGGTCTAAATGCCTATGAGGCTAATTCTGTCGAAACAAACACGCCTATGCCTTATATCACTTATGAGGTTGTTACGGATTCATTTGAGAATCAGGTTTCGATGTCAGGCGATTTGTGGTTTTATTCTGAGTCTTGGAAAGACATTTCCATACTCGCAGATGCAATATCACAGTTTATAGGCATCGCAGGAATACTGATACCGTTAGACCGAGGCTATGCGTGGATAAAAAGAGGTTCTCCATTCGCACAACATGTTGCTGACCCCGACGATATGATACGAAGAATCAGGATAGGCATTCAGGTTGAGTTTTTGACAGATGTGTGATAATATTTTTCATGGAGGAAATACAAATGAGAAAGTTTACAATAATTCCGCAGAGTACATTTGATGAAATGCAGTTAGACGCAGGCGTTGTTCTGAAAAGATTCAATCCTGCCAACCCTGTCGCTCCTGCTGATGAGGATATCGTGTGTCCGACAACTGGTGGTATCAATGTGGCATGCGTACCTACATATTCCGATCTGGGCGAGGATGTGGATAACTGCCCTGCCAACATGATGGAGTTGAAGCATCTCGATTCGTGGGCTTGTTCTATGGGCTTTACATCGCTTGGAACAAGCAGAGAGAGCATTCGCCTGTCGCTTGGTGCGGCTGATATCAATGCTGAAACAGGCGCGATCATCCCGAGAAAGACGCTCAATATCTCTGACTTTAACGACCTGTGGTGGGTAGGAGATAAGGCGAACGGCGGACTTGTCGCAGTAAAGTTAAAGAATGCACTTTCCACAAGCGGTTTTTCTCTGCAAACCACGAAGAATGGCAAGGGGCAGATATCAGTCACTCTGACAGGACATGTGTCTATGCAGTCGCAGGACGAAATGCCGATGGAGTTCTATTCTCAGGATTCTGAGGACACAACGCAGTGGAACGTATCTCAGATTTTGACACATGTAACGTCAAGCTATGATGATCCCACAGTTGACGATGGCGATTCATTCAGCGCAACGCTTACAGCGGAAACTGGCTATACTATCGAAGATGTAGTAGTAAAGATGGGTGGAGTAGATATTACAGCTATGGCATACAGCGCAGGCTCAGTATCTATTGCTAAGGTAACAGGAAATATCAGTATCGTCGCGACAGCGAATGATGCACAGGGTTAATATGAGATGATCGGAGGACGATATGAAACTATCTGATATCAAGGGCGTTGATGCCATCGATACCGTAGCAGACCTTATGGAACCGATAGCAAAAATCGCAACGAATGAAAAGATCAAGGAGCTTGGGAACAAATTTGCTCAGGATATGAAGGGCGCGAATGAGAAAGAAAAGATTGCGTTAAAAATACGATACGCAAGGGATATCCTGAAAGCGTGTCCTCAGGAGATTATCGAGGTATTCGCAATCTTGGACAGAACGCCTGTGGAAGAGTATGAGTTTTCCCTTGCGTCCTTGCCACAGAAGATTGTGGAGCTGATAAATGATCCCTACATCATGGAGCTTTTCGGATTGCAGAGTCAGGAACAGACCTCTTCTGGCTCTGCTATGGAGAATACAGAGGTCGAAAAGAATTAAAGTATTTCATGCGGTATGTTATGGCTCGGATCAATGCAGAACATCGAGACATGATATACCGCTTTTATGTTACAAAGGCATTAGAAGCATCCGCACTGAATACTTCGGGCGACGAGAAATCAATGGTGATGACCCGTAGTTTTTTGGATATCATGATGCCAAAGCCTGAGGAATCGCGCACAGGTGAAGAAATTATTGATTCGATCAAGAGGAAGTTGGAGGAATAGTCATGGACGTATTTGATTTGAGAGCGGCGATATCTGTGGATACATCGCAATATGACCAAGCGCTTGACGATTCCGCTAAGAAGAGTAAGTCTTTTAGCAGTAAGCTCGGCAGTGGCTTAAAGACGGCGGCTAAGGTAGGAGCAGTCGCGCTTACGGCTGTTACTACCGCAGGAGCCGCTTTGGGGAAAACGCTATTTAGCGGAGCAGATGCAGTCGCCGCTTATGGCGATAACGTAGATAAGATGTCTCAAAAAATGGGCATTTCTGCAAAGGCGTATCAGGAATGGGATGCGGTTCTGCAACATAGTGGCACATCTATCGAAGCCTTGAAGCCGTCCATGAAAACACTTGCGACTCAGGCACAGAAGAACGCTGAGGAGTTTCAGAAGCTCGGCATATCCCAAAAAGAACTTGCTGAACTGTCTCAGGAAGATCTGTTTGCACGAGTGATTAGCGGATTGCAGGAGATGGAAGCAGGCACAGAGCGAACAGCGATCACATCAAAACTGCTCGGAAGAGGTGCAGTTGAGTTAGGCGCGCTTCTTAATACGAGCGCAGAAGAAACGCAAAAAATGAAGGATCGCGTTCACGAGCTTGGCGGAGTTATGTCCGACGAGGCTGTGAAAGCAAGTGCTAAGTTTAAGGACAACTTGCAGGATTTACAAACCGCTTTTCAGGGCATAAAACGTGGACTTGCGTCAGAGTTTCTTCCTGCACTGAATGATCTGATGGATGGATTCACAAAATTGCTTGCAGGTGAAGAAGGCGCAGAACAGGCTCTTGATTCGGGCATGGACAAACTGGACGGTGCGCTGAATAAGATCATGCCTAAGATCGGGACGATCCTTGAAAAACTGCTACCGCGAATCATCACTATCGGAGGCGAACTGATAGGCGCGTTCGCACAGCAGGTGCCGAAGATCATTGTTGCGATTGCAAAACAGGTTCCTGCCATCGTAAAGAGCCTGATAGCCGCATTCAAGAAGGTCTTTCCTGAAATGATAAAGGCAGGCATGGATCTGTTGCGAGAGTTGGCAAAAGGAATCAAGAACGGCTCATCGTCGATATCTGATACGATTGTGGAAATCCTTAAAATGATCGGTGACGTTATCGTTGAGAACCTGCCTGAGATTGTTATGCTCGGTTTGGATATCCTTGAGAGCCTGATAGATGGCATAATGAACAACTTGCCAAAAATTGTGACAGCAATTTTTGAAATGATCGACAGGCTAATCTCTACGATTATAGAGCGGTTGCCCGAAATCCTTGAAAAAGGCAAGGACATTCTTCTCAGTCTTGTACAAGGAATCAGAGAGAACCTTCCAAAGCTCGTCAGCGCGGCAGTGGAGCTAATCAAGAAACTGGCAAAGACGATAATAGAGAACCTGCCTGAGATTTTACAAGCTGGCATTCAGCTTATTTTGGAACTTGGCAAGGGCATTTTAGAGGCGTTGCCCGATTTACTTGCACAGATACCACAGATCATCATAGACCTTGTAGGTGCGTTGCTCGATCCTGAGAATATAGGAAAGATCATCGACGCAGGCTTTCAAATGATAGGCAGTTTATTTGAAGGTCTGTTTAGCGGCGATTTTGGCGAAACAGCAGGAAAGATCATAGAGGCTTTGTTAGGTGCTGTCCTTGCGATTCCCGGCATGATAATGGATATAGGATCAAAGATCGTAGGATTCATTTTCGATGGAATCAAGAGCGCATGGAACGGCGTAGTTGACTGGGTAGAATCAGGAATTGAAGCCCTTTTTGGCGATGTAAATAAGGCAAGGGATGAAGCGCTTGCGGCATTAAATTCGGCGTATACGGATGAATACTATGCAGAAAAGCGTCAGGGTGCAAGGAACAGGGCGGCTGAGAAGTCAGGAACAACTGGAATGAATTATGCAGGCGCAGGATCACAAGTCGCAATTTACAGCACAACTTATATCGGTGGAAAGAAGCTGAATCAAACAGTTACTACCGCA